CATATTTCCAAATGAACCTCCTATCAGTTGCAAATTAGAACTCATTTCCATAGCACCTTCAATACTGCCCTCAAGAAGCTTATCTGCCATAGCAAATGCACTTTTCATATCAGTGTTAGTTTTTGCAGCGTACATCGCCATTTTCTCTAATGCACTAACACCGTTTTTAAAATTATATGAATTTACCTTATCAACATTATTTTTTAAAATACCTGAAACTTTTGCAGGTAATACTCCAAATTTATCCGATTGAAATATCAAATTACGCATTCTTGAGGTAGTATTAGTTATACTAAGCCCCATTTGCCCATAAGCTCCTACAATTTCTAAAGAATCTTCTCCAAATACTTTAGTCATTTTTCCTAATTCAGCCATTTGATTTGATGAAAGTATTTGAGCTCTCCCCGATTTTTCAAAAAAAGATTGAATAGTTTTACCTAATTCCTCCTCAGTAATACCCATCTCTACAACAGAAGCATATGCACCTTTGAAAGAATCTTTTAGATTTGTTCCAAGATTACCTGCAATACCTAATTTTTGGTTTGCATCACTCATTTTACCTATTATTTTATCCCAATATTTTATTGAGCCTAATAAAGTAAAATCTTCAGCGTTTATCTTAACTTCATCTGAAATTTTACTGATAACAGGTTCTATAGATTTTAATCCATCTGAAATAGCTTTCATTTTTACACCTGCAGCTCCGCCAAATATAGCATCAGGCAAATAATCTTTTAATTTATCTCCTGCAAAATTTGCGATTTGACTTAAAAAATAATCCATAATTTTATTTTTTTATATAAATATAAAGAGACTATTTTTTTGAAAAAATAGCCTCTTTGTGTTTGTTATTTTTTATTAGCTTCTTCTTCTTTTTGTTGAATTTCTACTAATTTATTATAATAGTAATTTTTTTCCCAAATAGGCATAAGCATTAAATCTTGCCATGTAAATCCACCTCTTTTTATAATATATAATCTTTGCATTAAATAATATTCAACGCTCTCAGGATTATATATTGGGGTAAAAGAATTCTGCGGTGAAAGGAATGTTCGCAGAAAACCGAGTTCCGCTCGGAGCGGCAACCTCAATGTTAAAATCAATAGTAGGCATACATTCATCCATAAATGCACTAAGTTTTCTACTATCCATAATTTTCATATTTCTGATATATTTTGCTTTTTCAAATACATCAGTAATACCCTCAATTGAGACAATTTGTTGCTCCAATCTAAAAATCTTATAAAAAGATTCAGTATTCCCTTTCAATTGCTGTTCTTTTTTCTCCTTTTGACGAATAATTTTTTCGTCTTCACCTGTAAGCAATCTAAATGTCACAATTCTGCCATCTTTTGGAAGTTTAAATTCAAAGTGACCATTTTGGTTCGGAAGATGTGTCATTTCTTTCAAATTCAAACTTAACAAATCTACATCATGGTCAAATGGATTCCCTGTTTCAGGGTCAATCAAACGAATTTTATACATTTGCTCCATTGTAGCTCTGATATAAATTAAAAGAGACAATCTATCTCCTGTGGTAAATTTATCAATAGGATACGGAGATACAACTTTTTTTCTCAAAAGAGTATCTACCATTTCCCCTGATTCAATCAATGATTGAGAAAGAAGAATATTCTCATCTTGAGTGACCAAATCGTAAACCTGTACACTTGTCACTCTTTGACCATCGATTTCAGGATAAAACATTCCTTTTGAAGGAAGATGAAATGTTTCTGATTGAGGTTCATATCCTTGAAAAGGATTAGGTTGTTGCATTTGCATTTTATTTTCTAATTCCATATTATAATTTTTATATTAATGTATGAATAAATATAGAAAAATAAAAAAAAAGTTGAATCTATCATTTTTGATAGACTCAACTTCATAAAATATTTTAAATATTGATTAACCGAATAAGTGAACGCAATACTGAGGAGACATTGTAAATTCCAATTCACGAATATCAGAACCTGAATAATCAAATGTTCCAAAAGAAACAGCACCTGTAACGATTGTATTTTTCAACAACCATTCTTCAGTTGCAACTCCTGTAGGGTCAAGTGATTGAAGAATGATATCTTTTGCCATACCTACATTGTAACCCATACGACCTGTAACAGATTCAGCATGAAGACGAACCCATTCCATCAATGCTTCAGATTGAGAAGGGGCGATAAAGTCACGAATTGTAACACCCATATCTGCCCATTTATAACTTGAAACAAAATATGTTTCAGTATTCAAAAATTGCAAAGTTTTTTTCTCCATTTCAATTTTAGGAGTATCAACTTTTTTTAAAGCCCATGTTTGAATTCCTACATCATCAGGAAATAATAATACCCACCTATTCTGTGTTTTCGGTTCGTATTTTAATGGTGCTTGAAGAAGTAAATTAGCCATATGTTATTTGTTATTTTTTTTATTGTAATTTTTTTAAATAAATATCAAAAAAAATATTTTTTTTGAAAATATTTTTAAGGTAATTCCCAAAATTCTCCTGAAGAAAGTTCCCAACATCCTTCAATAGGAGTAGACCAACAATTAGGAGTAATTTCACCTGTACAAATATCTGCACAAATAAAATTGATAGATTCAATATTTTTACATTTTGATACTTGACTTTCAGTTAATTGGTTTCCTGAATCGATATCGAAATATATTGTTGATTGTAAAACATCTCCATTAGGAAGAATTTGGTTGATAACCATTTTTCTTACCTTAGTGCAATCTATCATATTTAAGCAGGGTTACATACTACAGCACATGAGAAAGTCAATGCTTGTATGTTAGTACATTTTGAAACTTGGTTTTCTGTCAATTGGTCTCCTGAATCAATATCAAAATAGATAACTGATTGCAAAACTTCACCATTAGGCAAAATTTGATTGATAACCATTTTTCTTACTTTAGTACAATCTATCATTTTATTAAATTTTTATCTTCTTCTTGATTTTCTGTTTCTTTTAGCTTCCTCTTTTTTCCTTTGAAGCTCTATTGCCTTTTGAACGCCATCATACATGAATTTTCTTACAGCTCCTTTTATTGTTTTTGCAACCAATTGGCTTTTAAATATTTGCTTTAAGACATTCATTAATGGTTCAAATCCTCTATCACTAAAATATAATTCTACCGAACTATTTATAACATGTTCCAATATGGGCTCAGTAGCTAATTCTGCTGCCTTATCTATAACTGCTGCATTAGGAAAACGATTCTTTGGATTAAAGCCTAAGTTCATCAAATCATCAGTACTTAATTTTCTTAAACTTTCATCGATTTTCCTTCTTAGAGGACTTTTCAACCAAGGTAAAAATCTTATGATTTGCTTAATCATAGTCATTTTATCTGCAGCTTCTTTACCATATATCATTCTTTGCAAGAACCCCTCGTTAAATAGATTACTAAATTCAGAATCAGAAGCAATATTATCTATTCTTGCAGTGATAAAAGGCTTCATTTCTTTTCTTAATTCATCTCTAACTGCTCTATCCATTAATGCATCTTTTAAAGCTTTAAAAATTTCTTTATCAAGATAACTGTTTCCTGTAGAAACTTTTTGCATGAATGGAGTCATTTGTTTCAACCCTGCTAAAAAACTATCTTTTCCAAAAGTTTTATCTAAAAAATATTCAATCATAGGAACACCAACTAATTCAAAAACACTCTCATAGTCAGCATCACTTTTAGTTTTAAGATAATTTGAAATAATAGCTAAAAGTTGAACATAGCTAAAATTTCTTGTTTTAAATCTAATCCCTAAGAATCTTCTTCTTCCTAAATTTCTTAGAGACTTTTTAAGATATTCTGCAAATCCCTCATCAAATTTACTTGCTATAAGTTCAATAGAAGTTTCATAAATATTTGATAGTTCTGAACTGTCTTTATTTTCAGCCCAATTTTCAAATCCATTTGTTATAGCATAGGTAAACCCCGATGGCATACCTGATAATGATTCGTCAAGTCGGGGTCTATCTAATGCTCTTAATTCTTGTATTATAAATTTTTTCATACTTTATTTTAAATATCTTGGAATGATGCACCTGCAGGTGTTAAAACGAATTCAATATTAATGTATTCAAGAGTTCTTGTTGGTTGAATTCCAATCTTACCTCTCATTTCATTTGAATTAAATGCTTCATTTGAACGGTCAAGTTGAACTTCGAATGCAAAAATACCTCTTTCGTTTCTGATATTTGCAAGAATTGGATTGACTTTATTTTCAAATTTACGTCTTACAGTTTCATCATTTTGGTCGAAAAGAAGTGGTAAACTTACATCTTCAATCAAGCGTTGAGCATACAACAACAATCGTCTTACATTGATTCTATCAAGTGCAGATTCTGCAATCTGAAGAGTTTTGTTACCGAATACAAAAACAGGTGAAGTTCCATCAGCTTGTCTGAATGTTGAAAGAGGATTGATACGACCTTCATACAATTCATCCATTTCATCTTGTCTAAGTTTCTTTCTTGCTTGTTTAAATTGAGTTTCACCTACAACAAAACCTGCTCCTGCAAACCAAGGTCTTCTGATTTTATCTGTCAAAGCAAAGATACGCATTACTTCTGCAGTTGGAGGCAACCAAAGGTAAACATTGTTCACTTCGTCAAGGAATTGTCCCCAAGGGAAGTAAGTCGCTGCATAAGAAGTATTGTACAAATCTTGAATTGTACTTACAACATCAATTGGAAGTAATACTTGACCTGAATTATCTGCATCCAAAGTAGTAGTTACATAGAAAGTATCACATCTTTCATTTTCGCACATATCAATTGCTTCTTCTACAAGATTTGAATTTTCAGCAGTATTAACATTTGGCGTTGCAAGCAAGTTAATTCTAAACTCATTTCTGTTACGCAAACTTCTAATACCTTCTAAATAAGCATAGTAGTCAGAATTTATTACAGTTTGACCTTCAGCTATATTTTCAGAGCTATATATATCAAAAGCTCCCGAAGTAAGACCTTTTTGCCCTAAAGCACCATTAACTGTGTATAAGTCAGTATTAGTTCTTGTTTTTCTGTGAATATCCCATCCATCAAATCCTCCAAAGGCAAGTACAGTGAACTTTCTTGCATAAATTGGTTCATAAGAAGTTCCTGCTAAATCACCTTCGTTTTGGAAAGCATAAGCACCTGTTTCAAAATTTACTACACCTACTCCATCAACTGTAGCTGAAGAAGCATTCACATCCAAGTGGAAACCAAGAGTAGTTCCTGTCCAATAAGGTTGTAAGGCATTAGCAGGTCTTCCTTTGTAATCAAAGAAATCTGCATCATATCCAATTACATCATTGAAACCAAGATATGTTTGACGAACTTTATCAGTTGTAGCATATTGAGTTTTGTAAATCATTTGAGGATTAATCATACAATCGTAATCTCTTACAGGATAACCTTCGAAACCTGCAGGGAATGATTCATCCAAACAATCTGCAGCCAATTCAATCATGATATATTTACTATTCAATACATAGTTACCATCAACAGTACCGATTCTTCTTCCGATGAAGTTGTTATCTTGCTCTCTTAAAGTTAATCTTGAATAAGATTCAAGAACAACAGGCTTTCTATCAGTATCGCCATAAGAACGAACTTGAATATCGAAAGTTTTTGCATCAGGTCTAATGTTGGTAATAGATACTTTTATATCAGTGTTAGCAGCGTTACCATCTGAGAAAGTATGAATTCTAAACAATCTATTTACTCTGTTACCTCTCAATTCAGAAACAATCCAAGGAGTCATTGCACCTTGATAAGGTTCTTTATAGTTATTCAAAGTATTGATATAGCAAATTGAAGGTTTGATACAGTATATCAAGCCATTAGACAACAAATTGTTGAAAGTAGTTTCAAATATGTCTTCTACATATAATGGAAGATTGTTAGGGCAACAAGGTATAAAGTTACCAAATACTCTCAAGATATAGTTAGATTTTGCCTTATCAAAAGAAACATTAAATTCAAATGTAGTCCCATCTGTTTTAGTACCTTTTATTAAGA